AAAGATGAGGTGTGCCGCATCGCTCGCCGGTTGCTGCGAGGACAGCGAGTAGAGCGCGAGGCGTTTGGCGATCTGCTCAAACAGCAAGTCGCGAAGGCTGTCGGGTTTGAGGTGGATTTTGTTGAGGCCCAAAAAGATTTTTTCCGCCCACTCCTCCAATGGTGGGGTACTGAATTTCGCCGCAATCTTTGTGGCAATGATTACTGGGTGAACCGGATGAGGCGGCAGCTGAGTCAGCATCGTTTGGCGGACTACATCTTTGTCACCGATGTTCGATTTCCAAATGAGGCGGAGCTGATTCGTGAGAACGGCGGGGTGGTGGTGCGAGTAGATCGAGGCGACTACATCGCTGATGAGAATGCCAACAAGCACGCCACCGAAACGGTGATGGACAACTACAAATTTGACGTGGTCATCCGCAACAACGGTGATCTCAAGCAGCTGGAGGCAGCTGTGAAAGACTTTCTCTCGCCGAGTGGCGAGTAAGAAAACCTAAAGATAATAACAATAGAGGAAAACATATGTTCTTAAATGCAACAGAAACCTCGGCCAAGGCCGAGTTCCAGCCACACCCGAAAGGGATGGCAAAGGGTGTCTGTGTTGAGGTTGTGACTCACAACAAAAAGACAGGCGAGGCGTTCACCAAAGAAGTGAACGGAGAAATGAAACAGCGGATTATTCTGGTGTTTCAGACGGACAAAACCACCGAAAACGCTGACGGCGAGAAGGTGCGTTGCGTGTACTGGGATTGGCATAACGTCCCGCAGTCGATTGCCAACGAGAGCGGCTCGCTTCATAAGCGGCTGAAGGGTTGGGAGGTCGAGATCAAGGACTTCAATACGAAGGAGGATTTCGAGAAGGCTGTGGTTGGTCGTTCAGCTACGTTGATGTTCACCCACAACGAGGCCAACGGTAAGACCTACTCAAACCTCGACGCTTGTGCGCCGTTTGAGGAGGGCGAGGCTCCGTTTGTTGCGGAGGATTATAAAGCTTACAACGAGCCGTTCTAAAATGAATGAGTTACTCAAGCGGGACTGCGTTGCCAAGAAGCTAGGTGTTGGTGTTCGGACGGTTGATACTCTGGTGAGAGAAAGGCAAATCCCTTTCTTGAAAATACGGAGGTCAGTCCGTTTCTGCCCAACTCAAATTCAAGATTGGCTAGACAAAACTAAGACCGATGTTTCTTAGCGCGGAACCTACGAAGCGCGAGGTTAGTGGTGACGGCGGTCATTGGTATTTCCCCGATGGCCGCCCCCTCCACACCGTCCCGAAAAAGGACGGTAGTGGGGAGAGGAACACCACCAAAGCTGACGCTCGCAAGCTGGGTTTATTCCCCAGCGTGACGGCGATTACAAAGGTGATCGCCAACCCAAGCCTAGATCGCTGGAAACAAAACCAGATGCTAGACGCTTGTGTGAACAACCCGATCGGTGCGGGTGAGGATACTGAGGAGTACGGCGACAAGATGCGCCAGCTGGCTCAGAAGAAAATGATCGACGCTCGCGTGTTCGGCTCGCTGTTCCACAACGCGATAGATGAGCTGAACAAGACCGGATACCTCGATGCTACTTACGACGAAATCAAACCGTTCGTTAAGCATTACATCGAGTGGACGAGGGACAAGCGAGTGTCGTTCGTGGACACCGAGTTCGTTTGCGTAAACGAGAAACTAGGCTATGCCGGTCAAGTGGACGGGCTGGCTATTGTAGACGGTAAGCTGACGCTACTGGACTACAAAACCCAAGACGTGAAGACGGATGCGAAGGGCAACCTAAAGCCGAACTTCTACGACAGCTGGGTGTGGCAGCTCGCCGCATACAAGAATGCCAGCTGGCAAAACAAACCGGCTCGCATTCAGCAAGTGATGAGCGTGGTGCTGTGCAGTCAAAGCCCTTGCTACCCGATCACAAAGGTTTGGTCAGCGAAGGAACTGTCAAAGGCGTGGAAGACGTTCAAGGCCAGCTGTCAAATCTGGCAGCTGACTAACAACTTCGACCCAGCCGCAAACGTGAGGTTACTCAATGAATCCTAAAAAAGTAAATCTTGAAGTTCTGAAAAACCTCGATTTGTTAAGGTCGAGGCTTCGCATAGAGGAGGGTCATCTCGAAATGACACCGCCCTCTGTTGAGCGAGTCAAGAAGGAGGGGCTTGTTGAGGGTCTTCGTTTAGCTGAGAGGATTGTGGACGGTGGGGAAGTATCAGAGAGAGAAGGGTAAGCGCGGTGAGAGACTCTGGCGTGACGTTCTGCGTGACGCCGGATTCTCCACCGCTTATCGCACCCAACAGTTTTCGGGCAAGTCTCCTTGCGGCTCTGCCGACGTTAATTGTCCAGAGCTACCCGACCTACACTTTGAGGTGAAAAACGTCGAGAAGCTCAACGTGTGGGCCGCGTATGACCAAGCTGTGGCGGACGCACCGGAAGGTAAGGTTCCGGTGGTGGCAATCACTAAAAACAATCGCGGATTTATCTGCGTTGTTGGTGGTGAAAATCTAATGGAAATTTTATCAGAGAGTAGCCTAGTCAAGAGTGACGATTGAGATTCCAGATGAGGTGTTGAAGAGCGATCTGTCGCTGGCCACGAGGGTGATCGTGGCTACCGCTATGACCTATCCTCACCTCTCAAAAATAGAGCTGACCAAGCTGCTTGGGGTTACTAGAAATACAGTCTTCAAAGCTCTCAGAACTGCAAAATCTAGGGGTATCCAAATTGGTACGGTTAGTATCCAAATTGGTACGGATCGTACCAATATGGATACTCCGTACCTAGTACGTAAGTTAGAAGTAGAGGAGAAGGAAACCAAAACCCTAAAAGCCACGACTCCTCCGACGAAGGAGGAGGTGGCGAAGTACGCAGACTCGCAGAGTGCCGCCGAACTCGTCGAAGAATTTTACTCCACCTACTCGGAGCGGGGGTGGATGGCCAACGGTGAGCCGATCAAAAGCTGGAAGGCTATGTTCCGAGGCTGGGTGAGAAACAAGAAACCCGCTCCAACTCAAACCAAAACCAAACCGAGTATCTCCGCCGAGGAGGCTCGGTATCTGATGGACGCAGCCAGCTAAAATGAAACTGCTACTCATCACAACTATAATTCTATCTATGAAAATATCACAAAAAATACCGAACGATCGTGACGCCGAATTGGGGCTGATCGGTGCAGCTATCCAGTCGAAGTTCGATGACATTCGATCAGCTGGAGTGAACGAAGATTTCTTCCACGACCTCAAGTGTCGGAGGATGTGGAAGCTAATGGAGGAACTGGACAGTAACGACACAGTCATAACAGCGGACACGCTGGGTCATAGGGCGAAGGACAGCGGAGATTTCATTGCTTACTCCGATGTGCTTGAAGCCGACTCAGCGTGTCCATCTCCTCTGAACTGGCCCTACTGGGCCGAGGTTTGCGACGAGAAGCGGAAGGCGAGGCTGGTTCAAGAGACTGGCCTACGCCTCGCTGATGAGGCTGGCAAGCACGAAAGCATCGACCAGCTGGTGAGCGAGGCGGAGTCGATAATGTTCACCCTCACCGACAAAGTTTCGACGAAGACAGACAACAGAAAAGAGTCGTTCCAGCGAATCGTAGACACGCTGGAGGAGGCTCATCTAGGTCGCAGAGCTGGAGTATCCACCGGCTTTACGGGACTAGACAAAATCCTCGGTGGGTTGCGTGGTGGCCAGCTAATCACGATCGCTGCGCGACCCGCCGTAGGTAAGTCCGCGTTGGCTGGCAACATCGCCGAGAAGCTGGTGATGAGTGGCACGCCGGTCGCCTTCTTCAGCTACGAGATGACCCAAGATGAGCTGAACCTTCGGATGCTTTGCTCGCTGTCCGATACGAACCTAATCGGTGACGTGATAAACGAAGGGGTTGAGGTGAAGGAACACCGTCTACGGATTCTCTCACAAGCTGCCAACTTTGTGCCGAAGCTAAACGCTGCCCCGCTGCACATCGTGGACAACGGCAACCTCACCGTCAGCCAAATCCGCAGCAACGCTCGCCGCTTGGTGCGGGATGAGGGAGTGAAGCTAATCATCGTTGACTACATCCAGCTGATTAAAGCTGGTAGGGACGATCGCCAAGCGCAACGCCACGTTCAGATCGGCAACATCACAGGCGAGCTAAAACAGATGGCGATGGAGCTCCAAGTTCCGGTCATTGGATTGGCCCAGCTGAACCGAGCGATCGAAGGGGAGAACCGGAGGCCGAGGCTATCCGACCTACGGGAGAGCGGCAGCATTGAGCAAGACTCGGACGTGGTGGCGTTCCTCTACGTCGAAGACCCCGATATGTGGGACGGCCCGAATATGTTGCTCAAGTTGTGCATAGGAAAGAACCGAGCCGGTCGCCAAGGCGAAGTCGATCTAGTCTTTGTCCGAAACAAAATCAGATTTGAGAGTGCATATGACGAACAACATACCGAATGGCTGAACCGAAGGAAGAAAGAGTTAAGCAGCTAGTGGACAAGACTGTTGAGCTGTTTGACGGAAGGCGAGTCAAGTGGTGGCAGCTTAAGAATCCACCAAGCGAGGAACGGCTGGCCGATTTCTCTGACATTGAGAAGCCGCAAACCAGCCACGCAGCTGAACGCCGAGAGGATTATCAGCGGCGGAAGTATTGGGAGGCACGCGCCAGAAGATTGTTAGCTGATCCAAGATCGAGGAAGAACGATCTGGAAACTGCCGAGAGAGGAACTCGGAAGAATCCAGAACTCAACGCTCAGTTGAGGGAACGGATAAAGGTTGCGAAGAAATAGTTTACACAGCTGGGCATAGAGTCGGTGGATGTCGCCGAACGGGTGGGTTTTTTTGGTATTGGCCTGTCCTCATAGTGAACACCAGCTGTATTTTTTAGGAGGGTGAGTGGTTGATGAGAAAGGATTTTCTGAATTGGTTAGTGCGATTGTGGTTCAAGCTGCGATCGACTTCGGGGAGGCGCATCGCTACGGCCTCATCAACGAGGACTGCAC